GCCCATTTTTACTGAAGACGCGCCTGCGGCCTTAAATGGAACGATGAGCTTGCCGCCCTTCCATTTGTCGTCTTTTTCGATATTTGATAAAATGTAATCACGCTTAAGTAACTCTTCCTTCAACAATTTGTTGGGAAGGTATTCGTTAAGCATGTCTTGAAATGTTCTTGTAGTAGACATGTTGTAGCTCCTCTAAAAGCTTTAGGTTGTTAAGTTTTGTCGCATCTTTCTCAAGTCGTCGATAGACGCCGGAACTTTTCTCGCAGTTGGCGATTTAGTTCCTCCTCCTGAAAAAGAAGAGATCACTGGTTTTTGTTGCTGATTGTGAACCGTCTGGCTGGACTGTTCGTTAGAGGAAGCCTGAGTACCTTGCTGGGCCTGTGCTGTTACCCCTATGAGATTTAAGACTTCCTGAACCAACTGACTTGCTGGTGGAGAAATCTTGTGGACAGCCTCATAATACTGTCCGCGCCTGATAACTTCAGCTTTAAATGCCCCGGCTTGTCCAGCGCGGGTATCGTAAGCTTGCATAGCTTGAACTACGTTAGGAGCGGCAAGTTCCTGGTTAAGTTCAAATGTTGCCTGTTGCTGAACCAATTGCGCCATTTGCTGTTGGAGCTGTTGATTCTGCGAGCCTGTTTGCTCGAGAGCCATTTCTCGCTCTCTTTGCTGATCGATTGCTGCCTTCTGTTCGGGAGGAAGCTCTTGATACTTTAGCTCTTCAATAGCGTACTTAATAATTTGTTCTTTGGGAATGTTTAATGCTTGAAAAAATGTACGAAAGTCCCCCTTTTTGACATACGACCCCAAAGTCTGGAGGCTTGTCTCTACTTGGGTGAACTTTCCCTTCCACTCTTCGGCCTGTGTTTTGAAAGTCTCGCGGGCTGCTTTTACTTCATCAAGCCCGTGGGCCTTCTCGTAAAGCTCTCTGGCTTTTGTCTCCAGGTCTTTTGTCTTGATGATTGGCTTTAAGAAGTCGTCAAACTCAAGCTCTTTGTCTTTTACTTTGAACTTGAAGTTTGGGGTATATGCAGCTTGCTGGTTTTGCGCATCTGTTCCTGTTGCTTTCGATGCTGCTCCATCATTTCCTGCTCCGCCTGCCTTCGCTTCTGGAACTCCTCCTGTAGCTGCTGATTTCTCTGCTGCTTCAGTGTTTGTTTCCGTTGCGTTTTGGCTTTGTCCTTCTGCTTTAGATACGTTTTCCACGTTGGTTGTTTCATTGGTAATCTCCATCGGTGCTTTCTCGCTTTCTATCCCTTGCCGGGGATATGGTTATTGTTGAACCATGGGCGGTCCGATCTGTTGCGGTTGTTGGGGTTGTTGGGGTAAACCCATTTTTTGCATCATATCTGCGACCACTCCATCGTTCATGTTTTCTAAATCTTGTAATGTAGTTCCTTGCGATTCAAGCCTTTTCAGTAACCAGCTGACGGCTTCGTAAGGTAGGCGCACTTGTCTGGTGCCGCTTTGCGATTTCGGATCAGGTACGTGCATACTCACCGTGATGAGTGAACCGCCGGTCGGAATAAACCCGTCTTTCGCTGCCTGCTCTGCCTCAATTTTTCTGCCTTTTTCATCTTCGTGAATGGTCAAATACTGATCGTAGAGTTGTTTAATCCGGGGATCTAGCATCTGAAAATCTGCTTGCTTCATTCGGTGCGTCACGGAGTCAATGTAAATCGAGTTTTCTGCAAAAGGGGACACAAACGGCAGCTGCCCGCGCTCAAGCTGAAGCATGTCGTTGTCCGCGTTGTCATAGTCAATAGTCAACCGCTTAACGATTGAGGTATTTTTTAAGTAAGGCATTTCTTTTGCCAATAACGCCATTTGTTTTTGGTCCATCTGCTGACCTGCGTACTGAATCAAATGATTAAGTGCTAGCTGCTGACCTAAACGATCAGAAATATCAGCACTCTGCTCTTCAATTTTGATTTGATACGAAAGTGGGACTGTAGCTCTGAACTCAGCAAGATTAATCGCTTCAGATTTCCCAACCGCCTGAATGAAAGCATCGTCTGGTAAGTAGTGTTTCGCAAGCTCGAGTGTGACTGAGCAAAATTCTTTCATGAAATTTTCTACTTTTTCGATATATCTAGAAAACTTAGCCTTACTCGATGCACTTCTAAATAGAAGTGTGTACGGATCAATCTGTCCGCCGTCTTTTTCGGCGTTAATTTCTTCGAGCATACAGGCTGAGTACATTTCCGAGATCTGGCTCTCGATGTAGGGTAGAAATTGTCCCCCGTCCCTACCGGCCAATATCTGCGGCGGGGCTCCTTGGAACGTAAGACCTCGGACTCCGGGGAGCAGGGCACCGGGAGCGAGCTTCGTACCTGCCTGGTAGATGATCTTGTCATCTCCAACCGTGATTTGATGAGTGGCAGCTTGCGAGCTTGCACGATTAATCTCAGCTTGATAAGGACGGGCGACCTTAATGATGGAGTATCCGCGAGGATTTGTTGAATATGTATCAAAACCCTCCCAAACAATTGGATAAATACCAAAAGGTATCTCCCCTTTTTCTAAAATGCCTCTCTCTGTAGAAATATAGTAATACCCCTTTGGGTACTGCTTACATGGCCTATAAAAATGGTATCTCAAAAGAATTTGTGAATCTTCCGAGCGGTATTGCTTTTTATTCGTGTCAAACACGATGAACTCGCCCGTGTCGCCTTCACCGATAAACTTTTTCTTGGCTTCATCGTTGCCGTAGGCTGCAAGTAACTCTGATTTATCAACCATTTCTCGCAAAATATGGTACGGAGAGCTCTTCATGGATTTTGCCTGCGGCGCTCTGAGCAAATTGAATCCTGGAATGTTCCTAAACTCAAATCCTCCAGTGAAAATAGGCTTTGATTCATCTGGCTGCATTTCGCCTGTCATCGGATCAACTGTCGGCTGCCCGGTCGCCTCATCCATCAACGGCTCGTAACCCTTTACCTCACCTTGATTCGGGTCCCAGAATATAAACGCGCACATTTCCCCGATTTCTATAAAATTCTGAACGTACTCATTAAATTTTTCTTTCAAATTGTATCTTGATGTTGTGTCTTTCCAAACAGCAAGATTTAAGTCCGCAGCCTTTTTGTCCTGCATATCAAGCTCGTTCTGCGCCATCGGGATAACTCCAGGAACTTTGGAACTGATTGCTTGAATGTAGTGGCGTGTGATTTTGTGAAGATGATTTTTTGTAAGTCGCAGCTTTTGATTTTCGTTTAGTCTCTGCGTGTTTCTAATTCGAGTAAAAAAGCTTGTCGTTTTTTTCGAGTAGTGATTCCCAGATACGAGTAACAGGTTACTGCGCATCTCCGAGAAAATTTCGTCGTCACAACTCTCAGCATCTCTATACTGCTGTGTCAGTTCCTCAAGCTTATGTTCTTTCATTGTTATTCATCCTCGCTCTTTCGATGTGTCTGTCCATCTGAACTTTCTCGAACGCGAAGGGATCATCAATAAGCAATTGGGCTTCTTCGGCCTCTAGCAAATTATCTTCATCCATCATTCTTACTTGATCGTTTTTCGCTTCGGGTTCAGACACTACAGGAAAAGTTTTTTCAGTGTAGTCCGAAGCTGGGCCTAGCTGGTCGGCATCCCCATTTCGGCGAGGATGGAACTTAAAGCTCACGCCGCCCGGTAAACTGACTTCAGCTACCCCGGAGGCATGGCATTGTTTTATTATTCGGCAAATATCCGCCGCACTCAAGGCTTTATTGTCCATATTCTTGGTTCCAGTGATCAAATTCGTCTTCAAGTTCACTCCATCCTTCGGATTCTCCTGATTTTGGTCCACCTGCGTCCTCCCCACGTCGCATTTTTATCTGCATTGCCTGAAACTCCGCATCGGTCATTGGTCTAGCGGTTTCTGATTTTTCCTTAAGCTCTTCTTGAAGTTTTTCGTTCACGGCGGACAGGTCCCAGGGGACTAGCATCACGCCGTAGCGCGTTCCATCAGCCAAGTCGTCATCCTTCTTGGCGTCACCTTGCTGGTTTCCAACCATGATGTGCGCAAGCTCTCCCGCAAGCTTCATGTTCTCCGGGTCGTCGTCAAAGATGTCGAGCATGTTGTGCTTAAATAGCGTGTTGAGCAAATCCTCGCCTGCATCTCTGGATTTGTTGGCCTTCACAAAGCTTGTTGCGTTTCTCTCAGCAATGGTACCGAAGTCTGCGGCGGCTGGGTCGTAGCAAGCTTGGGAAATGTTGAGACCTTGAGCAAGCTCTACGTATTTGTTGAACACGTCACCTGCCGTCGTCTTGATGTTGTCGCCTCGCCAGCTCTTAAATACAGCACCTTTTTTATAGTCGGGCCTCACGGCAATAAAAACAATCGCAGCCGGGTGATTTTTTGCCTTGCGAGTTCGGGCCGAGGTGTTTAGGTCTGATCCCGACCCGTAGTCAACAGCCGCATATTTTAACCAGCCTTTGATATCATACGGGGCACACACGTTTCTCTCAAACTCAAAACCATAGTAGGTCCGCCCCTCCTCAGTGATAAACTTCCCGAAGATCCGGCGCTGCTTTTCAGTTTCATTTTTACATTTAGATTCTGCTTCCCTGATCTTATCAATCGTCATCACGCGAGATGGACTTCCGTCCTCATACTTCAAGCAGTCGTACATTGAAATGGATAGCTTCAAGGCACGCGGTAAAATTTTACTGGCTGTCATCGCCTGTTTCCAG